TGCGTAAATGTTTTATAGTTTAACTTTAGGATTTGCTGCTCAAGGATCTTTTGATAATCTCTTGATGCAGAGTCTTGATTGAGAAGGGTTGTTCCCTGATAGATCTCAAAGATGTTTGGCTTGATGCCACGGATAATTTTATATTCAGCTGAGCCGATACTAAACTCAATTTCAACAAGACAATTTTTAAGATTGATACTATTGATTAGTTGGTTCTTGTTGATATTACGGAAGGGTTTGCCAAACAGACCAAAGCAAAGAGCATCCAAAATAGTTGATTTACCTTCACCGTTCTTACCAACGATTAGTGTAGTAAGAGAACGATTTAATTCAACCGTATTGGGAGAGTTGCCTGTAGATAAAAAGTTTTTCCAAGTTACCTTCTTCAGTTCAATCATTTACCCATCCATTTCATACCAAATATTTTTTTCATCAATACCTTCTGTAAGAAAGTAGGTTTGCGTTTATTGTTTTCAATTTCCCAGCTACCAAGTCTAGTACTGTTTTCCCAGTCAATGGCATTAGTAGTTAATGTTACAGCAGCGTAACCATTACCAACAGCCATAGAAGATAGGGTGATAGAGTTTTGAATTAGTTTCTTTCGTTGCTCTTCAATATACTCAAGTGTTTTTGTATAATCAAGATCGAGCGGAATCTGTTCCGTCAACGGAAAAAAATATTGAATCTCAAGTTGCTGCATCAAACCACCTCTACGTTAATTGCCTCAGTGTAAAGTGTCTTAACAAATGTTTTAATCTTTTCTTTATCAAGATCAGTTTCAATAGAATCAATGTATTCACTCAAAACTGTCTGCGTATCTTCCAAGTTAATTTCAGAAGAAACTTCTCCTTCATTGAAGGCAGAAAAATCTTCAATGATTTTTACTTCATATGGTGGAGGATTATTAGTATATACCCTTGAGAGGAATTTGTCAAACTTGTAAAAGTCTGCTTTGTTTACAACAACAATCTTAACAAACTTTTCACCAAATCTAGATACATCAAGTGTTTCTGCTTCTGGTGTGTTGTCGTCATATTCATAACGATCAAACATCGTGTAGGGGTTTTCTACGAAAGTGAGACTGCGAGTGCTAAGATCAAAGGTGTGGAAACCACGAGGATCGTTATAATCCTGCCAAGTAAGTTCATATGGGTTTCCAACATAAGTGATGTTATCTTTACTACTGCGATGGTGATAATGACCACTAAAAACACAGTCAAACTTTTTAAACAAAGAAGGATCAAGTCCGTCATGGCTTTCCATTCCTCTATACATGGCAAACCCTGCGATCTCAAAGTGACCCATACAAATTTCAGCTGGAGTGTTTTTTAGAGTTTCAATAGAATCGCTGTAATTATCAGCACAGATCCAAGGCATCATACAGATAGGAATGTCGTCTACGTAAATAGTTGTAGGCGAATCTATGATATTGATGTTACTGTATTCTGCCAATAACAAATCAACAGAGTTTACATCGTTGGTATTTTTAAAGTAAGTATCATGATTACCTGCAAGCATATGCACGGTAATACCAAGTTCTTCTAACCGATCAAAGAACATTTGCTTTGCTCTTTTTAGGGTGAAGAAGTTTACATACTTACGTCTATCAAACGTATCACCAAGAATCAATAATGTGGTGATTCCTTCCTCTTTTAACTTAGGAAAGAAAATTGTATCATAAAACTTTTCATAGAAATTCAAAAACGCAACTGAATCGTTGCGTGCACCAAAGTGCTGGTCAGTTATTATCGCAGTCTTCATAATATATCCTGACTAATTATTCAGTAACTTTTAAATCGCTCACTAGTGCATTAATTTGACGTTTCACAGCTTCTTTTGGAACACCTTCTTCATCGTCTTCAACGTGGTCGTATTCAATCCAAACACGATCAGCGTCAGCTTCTTTAATGAAAGTTGCTGGGATCCATTCGCCATTATGGTAAACTTCATAAGTCTTAGCCATTAAAATCTCCTTCGGTAAAGTCTTCTAGCGTAGAACGCTTTTTAGTTTTTTTCGGTTTAACAGGAACATCAGTATTGTTGTTCATCTGTAAATAATCAACATACGCATTATTATATAGTCCGTCTTCGTCATGCTCTTGTAACTCAAAAGCATCAAAGGGCATATCTTGAATCATTTTTTGTTTCACATAATTTTGTTTCTTTTCTTTTTGAATGCGTCTCAGAAAAGCATACCATATAATCTGTGTAAAATAAGCAAAGGGATTTTTAGATTTATCTGGATCGAAATTTTTTACATACTGGATGCAGTTTTCAATACCATCACTAATCATCTCTTCACGGTAAGTATAGTTTAGAAAATTCGGTTTATATGATAAGTGTGTAGCAATTTGTAAAATACACTTTCCAACATATTCTGGGACTCTTGGTTCAGCTTCACCTGATTCATGCGCCTCAGCGATTTTCTTCCTATACTCAATTAATGCTGCTAGTAACTCAGCATTGTTTACATAATGTGTTGCCATAATTTAAACCTTATTTTTTGTTTTAACCAACTGTAATCATTATACTTTAATTATCTTTAAAAAGCAAGTTTGTTTTATTGGAAAATATATTTGCTTCCAAACTTGACAACAGGCATAATTACGGTGTCAGGGTTGAAGATAGGAACTAATGTTTAGTTTCATTACCAGGAACGACAGTAAAAGGAATCTCTTCCTCTTCCCTTAGTTCTCTTCTCTTCCTTGCTCTCTCGAAAATATTATGAAGCTGATCTACTGCTTTAGCAATATTCTCTACAGTTTCATCAGTCTCGAGATTGCCTTCCGCAGCTTGCTTCTCGTCAACATCTACTTCTGTTTCATGCTCGTGGATCATTCTCTCGTAATGAGGAATCATTACCTCATGCAACTTCTTAGAAAATAAGATGTCTTTCTTTTGAAAAGTAAAAACCTTATCCTCAGTAAACTGACAATATGGACCAGATGTAATTTGTTCAACAAGACCTGTTGACTCTAACCTTGGAAACATACGAATTATCATAGGAAACTCAATTGTGATAACTTCGTTGTTTTCAAATAATTTGGTTGCCATCAACTGGTCACCGTTATACATTCTCAAAAAGATATACTTATCTTCTGTCATATCTTGACCTCTACTAACTTGTAATCAAACTTCTCTTCGGAATAGGTTTTTATTCTTTCCGCAAAGTGATGCAATGTATGATTCTTCCAAGACTTCCATGATAGGTCGTCAGCAATATCATACAAGTTACATTCAGTCTTACCTTCTTTTAATCTTAAGCCACGACCAATACTTTGTAGGTTGCGGATCTTGCTCTTAGAAGGTGAAGCAAAAATAACATTTTCAATCGAAGGTATATTAATACCTGTCGAGAAGGTACCAAACGAAGCAATAATGATAGCGTCTTCTTCGCCCTCAGTAATATGACGGATGGCTTCTCTATCAGTTGTTTCGGTACCACCATAAACGAAAAATACTTTTCTATCCTCGTGAACTTTAGACAGAATTATATCGTGTAAGACTTTACCATGTTTCTCTACATACTGGAAAAGAACAAGAGTATTTCCCTTTGACTTTAATGCCAAATTAGAAATAAAATTGTTTCTCTTGTCGTGAGAAACTAAAAAGTCCATCTCGTCTTGATATTGGTTATTCTTTCTACCCTGACGTGTTATGTCATCATATTTTAGTAGTATACATGTTATATTTAGGTTTGCTAGTCTCTGGCTCTCCATTAGTTGCTTAGTGGTAGTAACCCTATGCATCGGTCCAAAGATACCTTCCAGTACAAGTTTATGTACTTTCTTATTGTCTAGCGTTCCTGTAGTACCAACTCTATATCTAACCTCTGTCAATTTTTCCATTACAGTAGTTAACGACTTGGCTTTAAATTGATGCGCTTCGTCACCAAAGATTACTTCAAATTGGTTAAACCAACTTTTTGGTTGTTTGTAGATAGACTGCCATGTAGTAATTAGCACGTCTGAATTAAATTCTTTAGGGAAGCCAGAGTATAGTTTCTGGCAGTGTCGATCAACCCTCCACCCATTAGCAGATGAGTAGTCCGCAAAGTCTGCGTATAGTTGCTCAACTAGAGATGTAGTAGGAACAATAATAATTTGTTTACGTCCTTCATTTAAATGCCATCTCATAGTTGTATAGATAA